TGCCTTGACGTGGAACAGCTCGCGCATGGGACCGCGCCAGGTCATCTGCCGCCCGTAGGCGAATACCTTAGTGCGCAGAGGGTTGAACGGCTGGTCGGGATCTTCCTCCACGTACACGTACTCCGCCGGAATCCACTCGATTCCCGTTGGGAACCCGTAGCCGTCGCGGCCGGTGATAAGGCCCCAGGCGTTTCCCTGAAGGATGAGGCTGGACATGCAGGTGAATACCCAGTCAAAGGGCGTTCCGAGTACGGAGGGCTCTTCGAACAAGTGCGGGCCTGTGTAAGGCACCAGGCGGGAGCCTGCCTTCTTGGCCTGGCTGTACACGCGCAGGGGCAGGGAAGCCGCATTGTCTGACAGGATCTTGGAGCCGGCGTACAGGGCGGGAAGGCCAAGGGCCTCGTCAACGCCGTACTTGGACCGGGACGGGTGCGTGGGACCGCCAATGTCCCATTTCATGTAGGGATCAAGCCAGGGCTGCCAGGGCACCCCGGCCATGGTGCGCTTTTCAGAGCGTGCTGCGCGTACGTTCTCTAGAAACCCCACGGTAAAAACTCCCGGCTGGCTAATGTCGGGCCAAGAGTCACGTACTTCGCTTCCCCGCTCCCTGAACCAGCCTGGCTCCCGTAGGCCACAGGTCAGTCTTATACCCTACGTTACGAGATAACGAAAGGTTATGCTACGCCCGGAAGGGAAGGCTCCTTTTCCTTGACACGGGCACCCTTGCTGAATCCGTAGCGCCATGCGGCCCCGGCGTACAGCCAGAGGAACACGATGCTGAACCACGCTGATCCTGTGACGTACGCTAGCCCGGATACGATCCCGAGCAGGACAGTGGTGATAACGCGGCCGATGAACGGCAGGAACCGGACCTGCGACGCCTGATCGGAAATAGCCTGGGCAGACGGTACTGTGAGCTCACTCATGCTATTCAGTGTAAGGCAAGTTCTCGTTAAGCCAGTGGTAAGTAGCGAGAAGCTCGTCTGCCAGCTCCCTGTATGACTCGGCTGACTCGTCATACCCCATGAGCTTCTCAGTCTTGACTATAGCAAAGCACTTGTACCGGGCTGAGTCAATCTTGCGCTCGTAAGCCATCAGCTCCTTAGTGCGCTCGAAGAAGCCCCGTGTAAGATCTGCATGCAGGTTACTCAGCGTCCTTGTTCACGTAGCCCCGGCTGATGATCTTCAGGAACTTGGCCCGGATGTGGTCCTCAGGGTTCTCACCCAGGTTCCAGAACATGACCAGGGCGGAGATGACCACGTCCGACAGCTCTTCCAGCATCTTGCCCCGGTCACCCGCGCGCCTTGCGAAGCCCTGGAGCCGCCGCCACTCCCCGAGGAACTCCCCGGCTTCCTCTGCCACGCAGTCAGCCTGATTCTGGAGCCACTGCTGCGGCGTTGCCCCTTGGTTACTGCTGAGCTTGATCGAGCTGGCCACGGTCTCTACCGCCAGGGTCAGCTTCTGCATGTCGATGCCCTGAACGAGCTCTTCTACGTACGCGGGGTCTACGGGAACGGTCATCCCCCTAGGCTATACCGTCCATCGGGTTGGTTTCACGCAGCTTCTTGTTCAGCCCCCAGGCAGCCAGGTTGGCCGACGTCGCCGGCGTGATGTCCGACTCGCTGTCCCGCCTGCTCCAGGTCTTGCCGCCGTCGCCCACCAGGCGCGTCTCAGCCGTGCCCACAGCCCGGTACAGTGCCGCTGCCTTCTCCTGAACGGGATGCACGAGCGGCTTCCTGCGGTCCTTGCACTGCTGCACGAACCAGGCGAACGCGGCTGCCTCGTCAGTTACGGTAGCGCGGACTACCTTGGTCCCCCACTTGGGGCTGTCCGGCCACTGCTTCTCAATGTCGTCGCCCAGGCCGGCCGCAGGACCGGAGCGCGGAACCACGATCGCGATGGGATTCCACTTCTGGTCCAGCTGGATGAGCCTCGTCAGCACCCAGCCCGTCCCCGGGCGCTCGCACCCGCGCGGTACCTCGATCACGATCTTCCGGGTAGTGCCCGCGCCCATGGCCCACGCCGCCGAGATGGTTGCCGAGCTGCTGTCCTCAGAGACGTCAACGCCGAACGCAAACGGCCTCGTGCGGCTCTTCAGGGGCACTGCCAGCGTTTCCCACAGGTCTTCCGCGATTACCTTCCACTGAGCTTCCTCGGTCGGCCACTGGCCGTCTCCGCACCGCTCGCGGTCAAACTCGTCAGCATCCATCTCGCCGAGCTCGGCCTCGCGAATCCACTCAACCGTCAGCCGCCCGCCGAGAGCCGGGTTGGCGATAGCCCAGGTTCGCGGGTCATCACGGTCATAGTGCGCTACGCAGTCCACCACGTAATCGTTGGACCGGCGGCCCCGGCGCTCATCACGCGGGCAAGTCTCCTTGTGCAACTGCGCTGACCACTCAGCGCCGAAGAGGTCTTTACTGTCGCGCACGATCCGTGACCGGGACTTAGCCAGCTGGAAAGAGTCCTCCATGCCCGCCGATCCGGTGAACCACACCTGAGGGTTAGCCCTGGCAGACAGCGTGGGCAGCGCAGCGCCGACAAGCTCAGTCGGCAGGATCATGGCCTCATCGAACACCAGGCAGTCGCAGGACAGGCCGCGAGCCGAGCCCTTGCCCGCACGCGCCAGGAACTTCAGCCGCACGACGCCATTACGGCGGATGCGCTTACCGCCGGCACCCATGATCAGCGTGGGCTTGGCCTTCAGGGTGATGGATTCCTGGCCGTTAGCCAGGCGCGGCCTGCCCTTCAGCTGACGGCTGAGCGACGGGTTGTTGTCGATCGTCTCGATAAGCCGGAGGAAATGCTCCTGCGCGGTGACCAGGAGGTGCGCGGTGTGAATTATCAGCGGCTCGCGCAGTACGTACAGGCCGGCTAGCTCCCGTACTTCAAGGATCGTGCCCTTGCCGTTCTGACGGCTGACTATGACCGTATTCTGCTTAGCGGCCCACTTGCCGTTCGGCTTAGTGCCCAGGCCCTCGGTAAGCGTCCAGATCTGCCAGGGGTCCAGGTCATAGCCGATGCCCTTAGCCCAGGCAAGGATATCCGCAGAGGTCTGGTCACCGCAGCCTTTATCCGGATAGCGCGGCCTCTGGCAGACAGCACAGGTCTCAATGATATCGCGGTGACGAGGCGGTGCGGTCCAGAAGCGCGGCATCTGCTCACCGGCTAGATCCTCGTCAGGCTCTGCAAGGAGCGAGGTCACGCTCCCATTATAACGTTGTCAGGCAAGCCCCAGCTGACTACGGGTAATCCAGCTTTGCGTTTCCACGTCCCACACGTGCCCTTTACGCCATTCCTCACGTCTAACTGCGTTAAACGCGCACTGAGCGTCAGACTGCGCCCAGGTCTTATCCGGGCTCAAGCCGCCGTTTACCTTTTCACCCCTGAAGTACAAGTGCCAGTACCACTCACCGGACGGCAGCTCCGCGAAATCGGCTCTGTAACCACCCTGGTTAAGATTATCAGTATCGTCAGTCAAGGTGCAGCCTAGAACGGGCCTGCCGGAGGTTCCGCGCGTAAATCCTGCGCTTAACGCTGTCCCGCTTCAGTTCAACCAGCTCGCTCACGATCTCCGACATGGAGCGCTTGCCGGCCTGACGTGCCCAGGTCATGATGACGTCACGGTCAGCGGGCGTGACCAGGACGGGCACGAGATCCTTACTTGGCATAGCGCCACCGCAGGACCCGGCCGAGCTGATGCAGGGGGTCGTAGCGAGGCGGCAGAACTCCGAACAGGTGAAGCGTGAGGAGTGCCCAGGCAGGCACGATCGCGAACCGGCCGTAGCGGTGACGAGATATCTCCCTGAAAGCCTCGCTCATGGTGTGCTCGTCCAGGGTGTCCGCTGCTATGACCACGGCGGTTATGCCGATCCAGCCCTTAGTCGCCGCCTTCACAGTAGCGCCACCAGAAGTAGCAAGATGACGCATGCCCATATGCCGATGCATATCTTGATGCCTGTATCCAGCTTATCGATAGCTACGACAGTCCTCGTAATGACATCCGGACGGTCTGGCTTAGGGTGCGGCCTGCCATCGTGGTCGTACCAGTAGCGCACCTTAGTCGGCTTTGCCTTAACAGGATCACCGTCCAGCAGGTTGCTCCAGGTTTCCGGCGTAACCTCCCTGAGCATGTTCTCCAGTGGCCATGACATTCCCGTCGCCATGTACTCCATGCGCCAGGAGGCATAAGACCAGATGCCGTAATCCCTGATGCTCCGGCCGGTCACCTGGTGGTAGATCAGCGCGTCCTGGCTCACGATCGGGATGTCCACAGGATGCTCTTGCCAGGCAGGCTCCGGAAAGGCAGTCTTGGTGATCGGATGCCGATCGTACGAAGCACGAGCATACCGGGGGTTCTCAAAAATCCTCGGCGGCATCTCATACATGTTGTCGTGATCTCCCAGAATCATCGGCGGCACCCCGAACGGGGCCTTCAGTGCTTTCTCGAACACGGCGTAATCATAGATCGGCACGCAGTTGTCGTTGTCGGTACCTGAGGGCGCGGGTCCTGCGAGGGGAACGGGAAGCTCAGCTTCTCCCAGCAGCATCTGGGCAAGCTTTTCGGCATCCCTGAGCGGGAAAGATATGTCAAGCCCGTACCTAGATCTTGTCATCAGCGTCTCCTGTCGTCACCACAGGCAACCAGCACTGTCGCCGGGTTATTCCCTAGCCGCTGATGCGCCCGCCGAGGCGCGCGGCGGCACCGAACAGGCTGATAGCCACGTTGTGCAGGTACAGCTCATCATCCCGGATGAGGCGCATGACCAGGTTCTCGGCGCGCTTCGGGTTCGGCGACCCGGCCGCTAGCCTGAACGCCAGCTCCGTGCTGACCCTGGGCTCGGTGCCCGGGTGCCTTACGCACGGAGGGGTTACCCTCGTCATGCGGTCGATCATGGCCGGGCTGTACGTGAACGCTGACTTCTTTCCCATAACCCGCGAGTCTACCCGGACCACGGCTCTTCCCAGGTACTGCCGACGAACTCCTCGCGGTTCTTGCGCGCGGTCTCAGTCGGGTCGTCGTCTTCCTCTGGCGGGTACAGGCTCAGGAGGGCGGCCCGGTTCTGCCGGAGTTCCTTGATCAGCGGGGCCATGTCACGAGGCGAGATCTCGTTACTGTCCAGCACGCGGGCGATCTTCAGCGACGCCTTGGCGATCGAAGACGTCGATGCCTCGTCAGGAAGCTTGCCCAGGTCATTCAGGACGCCCTGCTCAACCTCGCCGGCGGGCACGCCGTTCTCTTCAATGTCCTTGCCGCATGCCTCGCACACCCAGGTAGCGCTCTTGAAGATCTGGCTCCCGGCCGCTATCGGCGAACGGCACCTAGGGCACTTGCCTTCCTTGCCCGCCGTAGTCCAGCCCACACGACTATCTTACGTCCTTGTACGTCTCCCCGTTGAGGATCTGCTCGACATTTCCCCGGTCGTTGTCCGGCAGGCCCATCAGCCGCGTGATCTTCCTCGCGCCGTGACCTTCCTCGCGCTTCAGCCGCTTCATCTCCCGCACCTGGACCAGGTCGTACTTCCGGTCCTTGCGTGGCTTCTGGCCGATGAACGACCTGAAGCTGACTACGTTCCTGATCGTGTCCGCGTGAACCTTGTACTCAGCGGCCAGGCTCCTGACCGTGGCTGACGTAGTGCCGTGCAGCAAGCGGATCATGTCCGCGTCAGCCTGCTCCAGCTTGCGTGGCAAGCTCGTCACCTCCTTCAAAATGCGCCTTCAGGACCAGGTACACCTCGAACGCCTTGTCCTCCGTCATCACAACCTCGGGGTAGCCGTCCCTATTCCTGCGGAGCCGGAGTATCCTCGGGGGAGGAGGGGCTGCTGGCTGCACCTCAAGCGTGTACCACGGTTCCGTCACGGGCGCTCCTGTCTGCGTACTGCCAAGTCTAACGTGTGTGCTATCGTACCGGCATGGACGACGGCCTGCGCTACACGCCCCGGTGGCAGTTTCACATCACAGAAGAGGTCTACCGGCTCTATCAGGCGGCTCAGCGCCGGTTCATCGCACGCGAAGAGCTGGACATCCTGGTCACCAACGGCGTTTTCGAGACCGGGCACACTAGCGACGGCGTTCACTGGCAGCCTTCAGGAAAGGAAGCAGAATGGCTGAGGACATAGACCACCCGGCTTACTACGGCGGAGACGAGCTCTACGAGGTCATCAAGGTGCTGGAAGCCTGGGACCTGAACCTGGCCAAGGGCTTCTGCTGGGGCAACCTGATCAAGTACACGGCGCGGGCCGGCAAGAAGGGTCACGAGGTCAGTGACCGCCACAAGGCCGAGTGGTACGCAAACCGCCTGACCACGATCACGGCGACGCTCAAGGGACAGGAGATGACGCGAGAAGCTCTCGCAAGTCAGGAGAAGCCCGAGGAGAAGCCTCTCGTGCCTAGGTTCTCCCCGGGCGACTGGCTAACCGACCGCGACGGTGACCGGTGGAACTACGGCCTGCACGGATGGCACATAGAACTTCAACGGGACAACCCCGACTTCAGCTTCTCGTTCGACAGGCTATGCCGCATGTACGGGCCGCTGACGATCAGGTCAGGCTTCCATGAGGGCAAGGTATTCGACGCATGAGCGAGTTCGTGACGAGAGACTCCGGCGTTAAG